TACCATACAGAGAGCGTATAAAAGCCCGTACAAGGTCGCAAATGATAAGATAGTAAACAAAATATTTTCTCCTATTGTGTAGGTTGGTTTAATGTTTACTTTTGTTATATACTTAGGGTAAATTTCTTTTTTCATAATTGTAATTTTTAAAGGTTTATAAATAATTAATAGTATATAATACTATTACTATTGGTAGGCTTAAAATATATAATATATTAAAAATATTATCTTTTGTGTTTTGTGTGTTTTGTGTTTTTGTGTTCATTGTTTTTTATGTGTTTTTAGTTTGTTAGCGTTTCTATTAATAATTTTGTTTTAATTTCAATCACAAGAAAGGGTAATATAATACATATTGTTTTATATTCTTTATTGTAGCCCATAGCGAAACCTATTAATTTTTCTTTGTTTGCAGTAATTGTTACTTCTTTTTTGTTTGTTCTAATTGTTGTTTTCATTGTTTTAGTTTTTAGTTTTTTATTATTTATTTAATTCTTTTAACTCATTTTTTAAACGCTCAATTTTCTCTTTAGAGTCTTTTACCATGTTATGTAACGCTAACAGGTTTTCTTCTGAAAGCTCCCTAGAAGTGTCATTTAAAGCGTTTTGAAAGTATTGTAAGTCATTTTCTTCTGACTTGAAATCAAACGATATACGTTCTTTCTTTTTGATTAAGTCGTGTTTTCTCATATTTCTTAAATCTTGTCTTGATAGTTTTGCTGAGTTGTGTAAATGTATCATAGTGTTTGTTTTAGTTAATTATTATTTAGTTAAGTAAGTTAATGCTAGCTTGAACATCTTGTTTGTATCACATAAAAACTCTCTCGTTTGCTCATTACCTTTAGCATCTGAGAATCTACAAACAGTGTTGTCAGCGAAATCAACAAACATTCTTTTTCCGTTCTTTAAAGTGATTACCACCTCTGACCTTGTTTCTTTTGCTTTATTGATGTCTTGTGTTGTTGTTTTCATATGGTAAATATATAAACCTTTTTAACATTATGCGTTATAATGTGCAAAAGTATTAAATTACTTTTACTAGGTTAAAAAGTACTTTTTTTGAAAGTTTTTTTAATTAGTTGTTTTTTTAATGCTCTTTTTTTGCCTCTTTTTTGGTGGTTGGTGGTGGTTTTTTTTATGAGGGGTATATTTCAACCCCTCTGTTATTATTATTTACTTATTATTGTGTCGCCGTTGCTTAGTCTATCAATTATAGAATCAAAATGCTTATCAAAATGTCTAGCTATTTCTTCGTATTGTTTTGTAGGATTTCCGTTGTCGTCCCATTTTTTTAAATCATCTATAAAATAAGACTCTCCTAAAAACTCCATTCGTGATTGTATGGCGTCTATTAGTATTGCTTTTGCCGTTTCGTTTGCCGTTGCTTTTCTGTTTTTTGTTTCGTTGTATAACATTGTATTTTTTTTAGTTAATTATTATGATGCAAATATATAAAGGTTTTACACAATAGCAAACAAAATGTGTAAAAAGATTAAAAAACTTTAGTAAAAGTTATTAACAATAAAAATGTTAATAAACTGAATTTCAGAAAGTTGCAGTATATAGAACGTACGTAAGAGATTTCTGGCAGTTTCACAGCTCCAACAGTTTCAGGTCGGCAGTTTCAGGTCGGCAGTTTCAACGCTCTGGCAGTTTCAGCAGAGAAATTTAAGAAAAGTTTTTTGTAAAAGTTTTTTAGAAAATTATTTTATTTTCATATACCAATCAAGGACATCCATACATTCTTCTAATCCTTTAACTACCTTAGCAAAGTAACCTGCTTCATTTAGGTCTGCTACCCATTGTTTTTGTTCTTTGGATGGATAGCCTTTCTTATCAGCTTTAATCTCTAAGAAGAGTCCTGCATACTCACTATTAACTTTACATACCTGCATATCAGGAAAGCCTTTAACATATCCAGTCCTCTTAGCCATTATAGCTTGAGTCATTGAGGTTCTTATACCACCTAAAGATGCACAGTACCTAACAGATGGATAAGTGAATTTGATGTAGGTGCAGAAAGCTGACTGTACTCTTGCTTCTTGTTTCATTGCCATAGTCTATCCTTTATCTACTGTATCACCCCCTATATCCCCTCTACCCCTCCTATCCCCTCTACCCCCTACCCCTGCCCCTCCCTTGTCAGTATAGGTAGTTCCTTTAAGTAGTTGATACATTAATGGTTGTGATACTTCATACTTCCTAGCCATAGCAGAGATAGTTATCTTATCAGTAGCAGTATTAAACTCTAGTCTTATTGCATCAGCTTCAGCAACAGTAAACTTTCTTCTTGAGTAACCTCCACCTCTGAAGTCTTTCCTATCACCTACTTTTATCTTTCTTATCTTTGGCATAATTTAATATTCATCACAGAATCTATCAACAGTTTCACCATATTGGTTTTCAACATCAACACTTGTTATAGTGATGTCTACTTTGTTTAGCTTCTTTTTATTTAAGTAACATATTCTATCTATCAGTTCTTGGTCTTTCTTTATTTCCTCTATGTTAGAGGTTAGTGCAAATGTATCTAATATACCAGTAATAACCTTCCTTGTTACAGAGGATTTACTCTTTATCTCATACGATATAAATACTCTAAATATCGGTTTCTTCATTCTTAATCTTATCTAATTCAAACTCAAGATGATTGATTGCTTTCTGTATGCACTCAACACTTGTAGTGTGCTTCCTTTTTGCTCTGAGCAAATATGTGGTGGCAGTCCCAACGTTATAGGATAAATCAAAATCCTCTATTACTTTACGAGCCTCATAACCATACACCTTACCAATGTAATAGTTAGGTATCTTATCTTTACTGTAGTCTACTTCTAACTCATTCTTACTTAACAACATCTTAGGGTTAATCTCACCTCCACTCCACTTATTCTTTTTATCCCCTATCACCTCATCTTTCCAAGTAGTACTTGTATTCCTCCCCTCCTCGTAATAATGTTTACTATGCTTTTCGCTCATATATTTATTATAAATACCATATTCATTTCTTCTTGTTTACATCCTCCATGTCATCCATTATCAAATCTTCATCCAATACTGTATCATATATTCTATCGTGAGCAAGACCCCCTGTCCTTGTAACCACCTTATCTATCTCAGAATTCTTATACGGATGTTTTTTGGTTAGTTTATCCATCTTCCATACAATTCTTTCATTATTTTTAGTCCTTATTATACTCTCTACAACATTCATCACTATAAGAATAAAAGCAATGAAAAATATAATAAATACTACTATTTTTAAATACATCATTTTGTTAAAAGTTTTAATAGTTGGCTTGAAGTGTAAATCCTATCATCTCCAGAGTAGTTCTCATATATACAAGTAAAGTTGTCATCTTTCCAAGTCCACAAAGCTCTAACATTCTTTTTGATATTATCTTTTAATATCCACTTAATTGTTTTGTATGTCCTTTCTTCTTTCATATATATTATTTATATTTTAATCTTTCGTTTTCTTTCTCTAGGAATTCAACTTTTACCGATAATGATGCAACCATAACCTTCATATCCATCAAAGAGTTCGTGCAAACATCTTTATCTTTCTCTAACTTCTCAACTCTTAGTATTAAATCATCTCTGTATATTGTCTTTTCACTCAAATCATCCTTCTTTTGTTCTCTTTTATTTCTAATTAAAAATTCATAAAACTTCCAACCACCAGCACCAAAGATAACTGATATCGCAGTAATTATAATAGTTGTTACATTCTCGTTCATCATAATGTTTTATGTAAAATTTCTTTTTTTAGCTTAAATAAAATCCAACACCACATAAAAGCATACCAACAAGTTACTAATATATTCTTTAAATCTACAATGGTTAATGGCTCTTCATTTATATTCAAATATACATTCAGTAAGTACCTTATAGTTGAAAACAAATATAACATTAAATAGTAACTTACAAACCTTGATAGCCATTTAATATCATGTATAGCTATAATCATACCTACACTACCAATAAGATAAAACATATAAAGCCAATATGTGTTAGGCTGACCAACACCCTCCCAATAAGATAAGTTAGTCCATAGAACTTGATTATTTAAAAAATCACTTATAACCCAAAATAATAATAATGGCTGAAAGTCAAAATATAATAACTTCTCTCTTATTTTTTTAAAGTAGTTGCTTATCATAATCTAATAGTTTATTTTTTTAATCGTATCAGGGTGGCATCTGAAAACCACCCCTTTACTTACTCAGACTGAAAAATTAAAAGCTCTTTAGGTCTTACCCTTATATTTTTTTAATTAGTTGTTTAACTGAGTATTCTTTTTTAATCTATTGGAATAGGAAAATTATCTTGATATGTATTTCCTATGTATTTATTTGAATTCTTAACTCTAATTGATGTTTCCTTTAGTCTTTTCCAACCAAACTGCATATAATATGTTAAGTCAGTATTTATAACTTTAGGCAAACTGAACTTATCTATATTCTCTTCATCTTTTTTTTTCATCTTACAAATATATAAAAATAATTCAATTTTATACTATTTAATTCCTAAAACTTTTACCCTTGATTACCACCACTTTACACTTCCTTAGCCTATCTAAAGTCCTCTCATCATATCTTTCTTTTAATGCTTTGGATGCTAAATTAGTTGTTATAAGTAAAGTCTTTGAACTATCTTCAGCATAAGATATAGCATCAGTA